TCATGCGCGCACCCCGCCGGTTTGCTGGAGGAAGTTGGCCAGCATCTCGTGGCCCTGTTCGGAAAGGATCGATTCGGGGTGGAACTGCACGCCCTCGACGTTCAGTGTCTTGTGGCGCAGGCCCATGATCTCGTCGACCGAGCCGTCTTCCAGCGCCGTCCAGGCGGTGATTTCCAGGCAGTCGGGCAGCGTCTCGCGCTTCACCACCAGGGAGTGGTAACGGGTCTGGGTCAGCGGGTTGTTCAGGCCGGCGAATACACCCAAGTCCTTGTGGAACACCGGGCTGACCTTGCCGTGCATGACCTGGCGCGCGCGCACCACGTCACCGCCGAAGGCCTGGCCGATGGACTGGTGGCCCAGGCACACGCCCAGCAGCGGCAGCTTGCCGGCGAAGCGCTCGATGACGGCCAGGGAAACGCCCGCCTCGTTCGGCGTGCACGGGCCGGGGGACAGAACGATGCGTTCGGGATTGAGCGCGGCGATCTCGTCGACGCTCAGCTCGTCATTGCGAATGACGTGGATGTCGGCCTTCAACTCGGCGAAGTACTGCACCAGGTTGTAGGTAAAGGAATCGTAGTTATCGATCATCAGCAGCATGTCTGCTCGAACCTCATGATTGCACTGCTTTCGGATCGCGCCATCGTCGACACCCGTTGCGGCCTCGCGGGCTGCGCGAATCTGGCAATTATGCCAGCGGATGGAAGAAATGGACGCGTAAGAAGAGACCGGCGCTATGCCGGGAAAGAAGGAATCAGGCGCGCCAGCGCCAACGGGCGAATGCCTTGAGGAGGGAGGTGATGATGCGGGTGCGGTGGATCACGGTTGCGGTCTCGCCTAGCGATGGCCGAACAGTAGCCCAAGGCCGGGCGCCAGCGCAATACGCGTAGCAGCCCTGCCGACGAAGGTAGGAAGTTTCAGCGGCACGCCTGGAGCGCGGCGCGCAGGCGGCTTTCGTAGGCCAGGTGCTGCTGCCGCTCGGCCAGCAGCGCGCGAACCTTGGTTTGCAGATCGTCCGCCGGGCGCAGGTCGGCGGTGGCGAAGCGAGGGGTTTCGACAGCCGGCGCCTGGCACGGCACCGGGACAGGAACGCGCACCTCTATGGGCGCCGGAGCGGTGGAAGCGCACCCCGCCAGGAGCAGTACGGGGATAAACAGCGGCAGCTTCATGGCAGCAGCTCACGGTCGATCAGCTCCCGCACCACGGCACACTCTTCGCCCTGACTGCGCTCCAGCAGCAGCCGGCTGGCAGCGGCCTCATGACTTTCCGCCTGCGCGCGAGCCGCCGCCAGGGCGTGCTCGGCGGACTCGGCGCGTTGTCGGGCGGCCTGTTCCAGCGCCGCGACCTGCCCGTTCTGCAGCGCCAGCTGCGCCTCCAGCGCCTTGCCGGCATCGCTGCAACGCGCCTGCTCCATGCGCAGGCCCTCCAACTGCCCACCGTAGAAGCGCGCCGCCAGCCAGCCACCGACAAAACCGCCGAGCAGAAAGCACGCCACGCCCAGCGCCAGCCAGAAGCGGTTCATGCCAGCACCTCCTGTGCCCGACGCCAAAGGCGCGCGCGTTCCTCCAATCCGGTCAGCCCGCCATTGATCGCGCGGGTGATGTCCTCGAAGCGCCCGGCATCGGCCAGCTCATTCAAGCCATGGCGCTGCCACCACCAGGCGGCGGATCGACAGGCCCAGCGTGGCTCGCTCAGCAGCTGCGGGCGCGCGACGAAGGGTTGCGCCAGTCCTTCGCCGACAGCGCGGTAATTGCTCCGGCCGGTGACCTGCAACAACCCGCGCCCGCGAAACCGCCAGCCATCGCCGGAGGCTTCGTCGCCATTGCCGTTACGCCCGGCGTACACCAGGTTGGCGATGCACTCGGGCTGATAGGCAATCTCCCGCGCCAGCGGGGTGGGCGACCCATCTGCGCTGCGAAAGCGCCGGGGCCAGACCGCGCCCAGGCGCTGGGCGCTGTAGGTCAGGCTTTCCACGCAACGTGTGAGTTGCGCACTTTCGTGGCCCACCTGGGCGATGAAGGCAGCCATACGCGGCAACGTATCGATACCGAAGTCTTTCATGGCGACATCCAGCACCGGCGAAAAAACGCCCGCGACGGGGCGGGCGTTGGGCAGGATCAGCAACAACTGGTCTTCATCGATCAGCATGTCAGCCGCCCTCCCCTGCCTGGGCCTTGCCATCGTTACCACCATTGCACAACACACGGGTGCTCCAACCGCTCGCGTCGTAGTGTTGGGTCACGGTGTCGACCAGGTAAAGCCCATCGACCCCGGCCTTGAATCCACTCAGCTCGACGCTGCACTCGGCGAACAGGTCGGTGCGGCCCGGCAACTGCAAACGTACGCCGGCGGTCTGCCGGTTGAAGTCCGCCAGCCGCGATTTGGCCAATTGCTTTGCCGCCGCTTCGTTGGCCTGGACATGGCGCTCGACGTACTCGACCTGAACTTTCTTCGGCGCATTCGGATTGGCCACCGTTACCGTCCGCAAGACGCCATCGATCCCCTGGTACGGCACGCTCACCTGCGCCACCACCTTGCGGTCATCCAGGGTGAAGCTGAAAGAGCTGACGTCCTCTCGCCGGATCGGCACCGGCTCCAGCGACTGCCCCGACGCGCTGCGGCCAGCCTGGCGCGGCATGACCAACAATTTCAGATCGGCGATCTTCGCCGTGCAGTCGTACTGCCGTGCCAGCCGGGTGATGAAGTGATAGTCGGACTCGTTGATCTGGTCCGCACGAACGATCCGCGTATTTACCTCGCACTCGGATTTCCAGCTGTTGCGACCAGCAATCTGCTCGACGATTTCGGCCAGCGTCACGTTCTCCCAGCTGTGGCTGCGTATGGACTTCGCGACGTTACGCGGGTCGGCGGAGTTGGCCTTGATCACCAGGGTGTCCGGCGCGCCGCTGAAGGTAATGGTGCCGACCTTGTAGCGTCCCATCGGAGCCACGCCGGTTTCCCCGTAGCCCAGGTACAGCGCCAGCTCCGCGCCACGCCGGGGCAATGCGACGGCGCCGGTGCGGTCGTCGAGAGTGAGCGAAAGCGTGTCCGACTCCAGGCCATGCTTATCGGTCACTTCCAGCTCGAGCACACGGTCGTTGACCTGTGCCGTGATGTCGCGCCCGTCGGCGACGATGCGAAAGACAGGTTTCATGGGTCACCCGAATAAAAAAGCCCCGCTTGCGCGGGGCCTGGATGGAACAGCTGGATCAATCCCACAGGCGGACCTGCGGGTTGTCCGGTGCTGGCAGGTCAGGCATGCGGATCAGCACGCCCGCACGCAGCGGTTGTGGCTCGTCGGCCAGGCCCGGATTAGCATCGAGCACCACTTCCACGCAGCCCTTGAGGTGGCCGTAGCGTCGATAGCAGAGCTGATCCAGGACGTCGCCATTACTACTGCGATAGATCGTTGTCGTCGCCATAGCGAGTGAACTCCAGATCGAGGGCCTGTTGGCGAGGCTCGCCATTGGCAAAGAGCAGGGATTGGGTTTCGGTGACCTTGTTCAGGCACCAGGTACCCAGGGAGTCCCCGTAGCCATTGACCAGACTGACCGGTTTGCCGCGCAAGGCAATCTCACGCAGGGTATCCGGGTTATCCCTCCGAACTCGCTGGCCCGATACACGAGACAAGCCCGGCACAACGACCGCCTTCAACGTTAATGTCTCCGCGCCCACTCCTACGTACTGCAGAGCGCCCCGCCGTCCCAGCCGGGCCTGCTCCTTCCAGGTGAGCGGGCTGGTGCGAGTCGCCGACTCGAAAGGCACCGTGTCGATGTTGAAAAAGAACTGCGTCTCCGAGCCCAGTACATTCATGACCAGCAGGTGCGGTTGTGGAATTGCGCACATGAAGTCACCGAGCGAAGGCTTGGGCGCCAGCACCGAAGTGGGCAGTATCGACCCCAGCGAATCACCAACCTTGCCGATGACCTTGTCCACCGCCTTCCTGGCCCGGTCGACCTGCTCGCCCAGCCCCTGCATGCGCTCATCGATGCCTTTCAAGGCTCGCGAGGCGCTGTTGTAGGTGTTGACCACCTTGTTGACCTTCACCTGGGCGCGCTCGATGCCTTGCATCGCGCGCTGCATCTTGCCTGCCATCTCCGACGACACCCCCGGCAAGCCTTCCAGCTCAACGGCAGCACCACGGATCTCGCTGACGGCGCCGTTCACTGGCGCGATCACCTCGTCCAGGTCGCGGCGGCCATCCTCGGCGGCCTGGGCAAGCTGCGACAGGCCGCTCTGCATTTGTTGCCAATACGCCATATCGCCTCCTTAAACCACGGCCATGTCGAACAGCGCATCGCGCTGCCGGTCCTGGGAGAAGTCCGCCAGCATCCGCCGCAGGCGAGGCAGCAGCTCGTTAGCCAGTTGATCGGGATCGCTGACATTGCCAGCGACGTTGATGCTGATCTGGGGGGAAAAGGTCCAGGTTTCGGAAGTCGGTGCGAGTGGCGCGCTCGGTGCAGAAGCGTTCGGAGAAGTTCCCGACACCTCCGTGCCGCTCACATCACGCGAAACGGTACCGCCGATGTCGAAAGACCTTCCCGTGGTCGAATCGCCTTTGTTCGAGCCGCCGCTGAAGCTGCGGTACAAGCCGCCACCAAGCGCCTCGCCAATCTCCCCGCCACCCCAGGCTCCCAATGCGCCGCCGACCACCCCGCCAACGGCAGCGCCTATGGCCGTGCCGACACCCGGAACCACGGACCCGAGGGCTGCACCGGCCAATGCACCTGCCTTCGCCCCGGTAATGCCTCCAACCAAAGAGCCCGCCGCATTGCCGTATCCTTCGGCCTTATCCTCGGCCGAGCCATTGCCGGTGTAGGTTTCGTACGCCGTGATGGCGGGTCCGACGGCCGCAAGCGCCCCCTTCCAACCTATCGCACGGCCCACTTGACTAAGCTTGCCGACGAGCCATCCGCCAGCGCCACTTGCTGCATTCCACGCGGTACCGAGGTAGCCACCGACTCGTTGACCGACAGCCCCAGTCCAACTCGAGACGCCCTGCCAGGCATTTCGAGCCATACCACCCAACGCAACAGCGCGCGATACAGCGCCTTCGCGAAGGCCCGAAATGGTGGTGCCCGCCCAGTTACTGGCCCGGCTGCCCCAGTTGGCGGTCCGTTGCCAGGCCGCACCCGCCAGGTTGCCGGCGCTCTGGTATGCGCGTACCGCTCCCTGCCGAACTGCCGAACCAACGCTCGTGGCGAAATCCGCACCGCGCTCCAGCAAGCGCCCACCCCAGGACTTCGCTGCAGTGCCGATTGCCTTCACATCCTTGAATACGCCCCGAACATCACTCAGGGCCTTCAAACCGCCCCACAACGCGCCCAGTGTAGTCAGGCCTGCGGTCAGACCGGGATTTTCCTCGACGAACGCGGTGGCCTGTCCGAGGCCCTGCGTGGCCGGTCCGGTCAACGGGCGGAAGAAATCCTGATTGGCATCGCCGACACTGCGCCAGAACTGCTCCCAGGCACTTTCGAACGACTCACTCTGCCCCTGACGGGTACCCATGCGCGCGTTCGCATCGTCCTGCAGCCAACGGCCGCCGTCCCTCTGCGCACCTTCGACCTGCTGCTTTTGTACCCACTCGCGATTGCCCTTCGCATCCGATGGATCACGCGCGTAAAGCTGATTCGACAAGCGGCCCGCCAGCAACTCGACCGAGCCCTCGCCCTGGTCATGGCGCTGCGCCAGGGAAGCGTACTGCGCCCTCATTTCGCCAGCGTCGGACACGCCGCCAACCTCGTAGAGACGGTGGGTCAACTCGGCGGTGCGCTCCAGCGGAACGCCTTGCCCGTAGGAGAAGGTCGCCGCATCCGGGAGGAAGGCCAGGGAAGTCTTCAGGTCCATCCCCTGGTTCATCATCAGCCGGATCAGGTCGAGCACATCGTCGCTCGACAACCCGCTGTCATTCGCCACCTGCCGCACGCTGCGCGCGAGTTCCCGCTCGCTCTCGTCGCCAGAACGCCCCCCACGCGCCGCCAGCTCCTGCACCTTTCCGTTGAACTCCAGGCTGCGGAACACCGTGCCGATAAAACCGCTGGAAGGCAGTGCGGATTCACCCCGCTGCCAGCCACCCCCACCGCCGCGCATCGCGGCCGGATTGCCCAGCAAACCGATGATCCGCTGCAGGCTGGTACGTACTTCTCCGGCGCCACGCTCCAGCACCTGAAGCTGTCGACCAAGGGTGTCCCGGATCAGCCGCGTTTCATCGCGCAGACTATCCAGCGCGACACTCCAGGTTCCGAGAAACTCCAGGCTGCGCATCCGGGCAGAAGCGTCAGCGAGCGCCTGACCGAGCGAAGTGTCGAGCCCCCCGCCCACGGTCGGCGTCATCTCAGTTGATTCATTCATCGTTCATCACTCGCCCCTCTGACGACAAAAGGGGCGCTGGTCTTCCAGCGCCCCTTTCCAGGGCGAACTAGCCCGCCTCTTCCCCCAGCCACCAACGCAGTTCGCTGAGGGTCATGCGCTCCAGTTCGCCGGCCGTGAAGCCCGACTCAGTCGCCAATCGCCGCGCCAGCTGGCGCATCCGTGCGCAGCTCATCCGCGTCCTCTCGCACCAGGCGAAAGTAGGCGTGCTGCAGGCGCTGGTAATCGCTGAGCTTGAGCCCCTCCAGGTCCTGGCGGCTGACCTGCGCCAGCGAGGCGAACAGTTGCAGTTCGCGCTCCTCATCGTCGCTGGCGACCTTGCTGGCCAGGCGGATATCGCGCACGGTCGGCGCGCGCAAGGTGAGGGCGTCGACCTCGACGCCATTGCAGGAAGTCGGGCGGGACAGTTTCACCACCGCTGCGTCTTCGGACAGGCTCAGCCACGCGGGCTGTTTGACGGAGTCTTGCATCAGGGTTCTCCTCAGACGCCCAGGTCAGCGCGCAGCGGGGCGAGCTGATCGACGCCGTTGATCTTGCGCACGGAGTTGAGCGGGTCGATCTCGAACATCTCGCGACCTTCGATTTCCAGCTTGTAGTAGGTGACCGCCACGCTGTAGGTGCAGGCGGCCAGCTCATTGGCCTTCCACTCGCCCGGATCAACTTCCTTGAGCAGGCCGCGCACGGTGGCGACCACCGGCACGGTGCCGCCCTTCTGGGTCTTGAAGGAGCCGCGGAAGGTGCCGTTGAAGGAACCCTGGTCACTCAGGCCGAAGAACTTCATGGCCTCGCGGCGCGCACCGTTGGTGGTGAACTTGGCTTCCATGGCCTCCAGGCCCATATCGAGCAGGACCGGGGCGTCCATGCCGCCGGCACGGTACTCCTGGGTCTTGACCTTGAGGGCCGGCAGGGTGAGGGACGGGACGTCACCGGCAAAGCTCACGCCGTCGACGAACAGGTTGGTGTTGGTGAGGATCTGCGGAATCATCTGGGGGTTCTCCTTAAGCTGCGTCCAGGACCTCGGTGAGCCACTGATCGGTCACCTCGACGCGGAAGTTGGGGTTCTCGGCAGGCGGTACGTCGGTGAAGCGGATGTTCCAGTACACCTTGCCCTGGGCCAGTTGGCTGGCGGTGTTGAGTTCCGGGTCGGCGTAGACCTCGAAGTCGATCACCGCTCCCTGGTTCTTCAGGTCGCGCATGAAGGCCTGCAGGCCCTCGGTGACGTCCTTCACGTAGGTCTTGGTGATGCCGCGGTCGACCGCCCACTTGTGCCCGGCGAGGATCGCGTCCATCACCATGTCCATGGTCCGCACGCGGGTCACGAAAGCCCACTTGGCATCGCTGGAGAGGGTGCGGTTGCCCCACAGGCGGTAGCCGTCGTCGCGGATGATGGTGGTGATGTTGGCGTTGTTGAGCAGGTTGGCGCGGCAGGTCTCGTCGCCGTCGAGGAACTCGATGGGACGGCCGGTGCCGGTGATGCCGAGCAGTTCCTTGTTCGACGGCGAGGACCAGAAGCCGTACTGGCTGTCGGTCCAGGCGAACAGCGCGGCGGCATTGGCCGAGGCTGGCGCGTCGAGGGTGGCGCTGCTGGCGGTATCCCAGTACTGCACGCCGGGATCGACCAAGTAGATGCGCTTGCTGCCGAACTCGCCGGCGTAGGCGATGGCCGCCTCGTCGGTGGTGTTCGGGCCGTCGACGATGGCGATGGCGCGCAGCTTCTCGGCCAGCGCGCCCATGGCGGTGGCCACCGCCTGGGTGGCGGAATGCTTCGGCGCGATCAGCAGACGCGGCTGGGCGTTGAAGCGCGATTTACCATCGAGCAGCGCCTGCAGGCCGGTACGCTGGCCGGCTTCGGTGACGCTGCCGATGATGGCGGAAGTCAGCTGTGCCGCATCCTCGACTTTCGCCACGCCCACCGCCACGACCGCCGCGGCGGACTGGGTGAAGATGGCGGTACAGGACTTGTAGATGGCCGACGCGGTACCGAACGCGGCGGCCGCTTCACGCAGGCTGGTGAGCAGAACCGGCACATCGGCCTGCGCGGTCAGCTTGGAATCGGGGGTGAAGGTATCCACCAGGCCGATGATCGAGGACGACGGCAGCGCAATGGTGCGCGCACCGACGTCGACATTGGTCACGGTGACGCCGTGAAAGAAGCTCATAGGGTTTTCTCCAGACATAAAAAAACCGCCGGGAGGCGGTTGGGTGGTTTGCTCGTGTAGTTCGAGCGGTGGGCAAGAATGTGGATGGCTATCGAACCGAATCAGAAGCCAATGGCCAGCCAGTGCATTGTCAGAGAGATGGCGCCCGTACCACTGGACGGGCTCACCATCATTCCGTAGACAGTTGCTCCGGTTTTAGTAGATGTGCCCAACGATGCGATGCCTCCGGCGGAGGATCCCGCCGTCCATCCAGTAAGCTGGACACTGCAGCAAATGTTTGGAAATGCGATTGGGAACACCAACGTACCAACTCCGTCACTGCCGGTAGTGGCTGTTCCCCATTGCAGAATCACTCCGCTCGGAAGACGCTGATAACCATTTGCTGAAAGACCTGCTCCAAAGCCGCCTCCCGCTTTCAGAAAACGAGCACCATTACCCGTCACAATCTTCCAGGAGGCGCCAGTCGAGACGACGGTCAGGCACTCATTGATGGTCATCCCATAAGGATTCAAGTTGCCACCCAATCCTTCCATCACAAGTGCGTCGCTACCTGAGGTGACAAGTCCGAAGCTCGTCATCGACCCGGATGAATGAGTTACAACGAACTGCGCACCAATAGGAACAGAGCTGATCAACGGAAGCGCAACACTGACAGATCCAGTGCCAACATTCGATGTAACAAGATATCCAACCTGAGACGGCGTCAGGGTCGTGTTCACCGAAACAGGCAGAAACCCTGAGCAGCTACCCATTGCCTGCTTTACAAATTCAGTGGTAGCCAAGCGCTGACTGACATCAAATTGTTGCGGTGTCGGCGCAGTCGGCGTTCCACTAAAGGCAGGGGAAGCCTTGGCTGCCAACGAAGCAATTGACGCTTGTACGAAGGCGGTTGTAGAGAGCTGTTGTGTGTTGTTCCCCAGCACGGCAGTTGGAGCCGTCGGCGTGCCGGTGAATGCTGGGGAGGCCTTTGCCGCCAAAGGCAATGTGACAGCCTGGACGAACGCAGTGGTCGCCAGTTGTGCAGAGTTCTCCCCAGAATTTGCAGTTGGAGCCGTGGGTACGCCCTGGAGCCCAGGGGAAACAAGAGGAGCAAAAGGCGTAAGAGCCGATTGAACAAAGCCGGTTGTAGCGAGCTGCTGCGAGCTGGTACCTGTTGGTGCAGTTGGCGCAGTCGGTACTCCAGTGAACGCCGGCGAGGCCAGCTTCGCCAGACCGTTAGTAATGTTCTGGAAAGTCAGCGCCGTAGTACCCAGCACAATCGCGCCATCGGTTACCAGCTGCCAGATGCTGTCGGCCTGGGAAGTGCCGCTTTCCACTACGACGGTCAGACCCGGCGTGACTTCGGAGTTTTCATCGGCATCGGTGGAGCGCTTCCAGGCCGTGGTCGCGGCCACGTAGATGCCGTTATCGACGGCATTGCTCTGGTTCTTCACCAGTACGCGGTCGCCGGCGGTCAGTGCAATTCCGTCCAGCGTCTGCAATCCGATGAGCGTAACGCTCGCAGTTGTGGCGACCCGCACCGACTGCTTGCAGTCCAGGCGATTCATAGCGCTGACAATGGCGCTGTCGACATACTCCCGCGTCGCCAACACCACACTCGGATCGATCTTCAACTCCACCGACGCCGCATTGCTGACGATCAGCACAATGCGCACGGTCTGGGTGCGGCCGCTGCCTTCGGCCAGTTGCGGTTTGTAGGACGGCGCGCAGTTGGCGTAGGCGATCAGCGCACCGGCTTCGTCGTACAGGCCCATCTCGCGGATCCACCAGCCGCCCACGTCTTCGGGGATGACCTGTTCGGCGATGATCTGCGCGCTGTTTGCCGGGTCGATGCTCAGGCGGTTCAGCGGCGCACGGCGAACTTCGTTGACCAGCTGCGTGCGGCTGGCGTCGGGGGTCGGCACGTTGCCGCCACCGTCGCCCACGGCAAGCTGGGTGATTTTCAGGGTGGTGCCCAGCGCGGTGGCATTCGCCAGCTTGCCGGCACCGATGGTGGTGAGAAGTGCGTAGTAGGTTACTGCCATGGGTAGACACTCAAGCTATCGATGGTGTGTTCCCGGCCCGGCAAGCCGTGGCTGCCGATCGCTTCGATCACATCCGGGAGGTAGGGATAGACGGTGACGATGTCGCCGTCGTATTGCCCGGAGCCGACGTTGATCCGCCCCTGGGATTCCAGGCTGATATCCAGCCCGATGAGGTGCCGCGTGAGCGGTTTGGCGTCTTCGATCAGACGCTCCACCTCCTGGTACATTTCCTCGCTGATACCGCTATCGAGTACGCCGATGCGCAGGCGGAAGGTGCCCGGCTCGCCCATGGGCGAGCCCTGCCACCACTCGATGATTTCGATCAGGTAACCCAGCGGCTCGATCACCCGCCGCAGCGCGGCGATGGTTCCCTTGTGCTGGTGGATTCGGAACGCTGCCGCCACCGCCTTGCGCTTTACCGCCTCGCTCCAGGCCGGGTCCCAGCGGTCCACCGACCAGGCCCAGGCGAGGTACGGCAGCAGGGCCACCGGGCAGCGTTGCGGGTCCATCAGCTCGCGTAGGGGCACCGGCAGGTCACCGACCTGCACGTCGGCCAGCACGCGCTCCAGCGGCGTCGCGTTGATTGGCAGCAGACGGCTACTCATCGGAGCCACCCACGCGAATCTGGTAGCCGCTGCAGTACGCTGCCCGGGTCGAATCAAGCACTACGTCGGCGGCCGGCTTGGCCAGCTCGACACGCTGCACACCTTCCACATGCAGCGCCGCGAACAGCGCACTACGACGGATATCGCGACCGAGGCGGCGCTGGGTAGCGATGTAGGTCTGCAGCGATGCCTCAGCAGCCTGCTGGATCAGCTCGGCTTCCGGGCCGGGATAGATGTAGAGCAGCGCATCGACCTGATACGGCACGATGGCAGCGGACTGCACGGTGAGCCGATCACCCACCGGGCGCACGTCCTCATCGTTCAGCGCGGCACGCACAGCATCCAGCAGCTCCGCCGACGCAGTGCCGTCGCCCTCCGAGGACAACACGCTGACCAGCGCCTCGCACGGCTGCGGGCTGATTGCCGAGACGTCGGCGATGCGCCCGTCGGCGCCGAGCGCAAAGGCCACATAGGCATTGCGTGGGCCGGCCACCGAGAGCTGGTCGAAGGCGAGTTGCGTGCGGTTGCGCAACGAATCGTCCCCCTCCAGCACCGCTGGTGTCGGCGGCGAGGTGGTGGCATCGGCTTCCTGGATCACCAGGCGCTTCACGTTGTAGCCGGCGGCCAGCTGATCCAGGTCGCCCTGAGTGGCGTAGCCGAGCATTACGGCGCGCGCGGCGTCGTTGATCCGGGCGCGTAGCAGCAACTCGCGATAGGCCGCCAGCTCCAGCAGCTTGACCACCGGATCGGACTCCAGCGCGGCGCTCCAACCCTCGCCCATGGCGCTACGAAAGTCCGCCAGCAGCTCTTCGTAAAGTGCCTCGTAGTCGAGGTTCTCCACCACTTCCGGGGCAGGCAGCTGGGACAGGTCGATAAGGCTCATGCCGCCACCTCCAGTCCGATCTCGTCGCCCAGATACACGCCGCGCAGGCGTAGCGAAACGCTACCGCCCACCACCGCCGTCACCTGCACCGAACTCAGGCGCAGGCGCGGCTCCCAGCGACCGATTGCGCGGGCGACTTCCGCCTGCACGGCGCCTTTCCAGCCTTCGGTCACCGGCAGGTCGACCATGCGCCGCAGGCGGCTGCCGTACTCGGGGCGCATGCGTCGGCTGCCCAGCGGCGTGCCGAGGATGTCCTCGATGGATTGCTTGAGGTGCGCCAGCGCGCTCAGCGGCTGGCCATTGCGTCGATCCATACCGATCATCGCCGCACCCTCCTTCGCTCAGGGTGCGCACGGGAAAAATTGCCCATGGCAGGTCTCCAGAAATGCAGAGGCCCGCGCGAGGCGGGCCTGGGTTGGAAGTCGAAGCGACTTCAATGGGTGTGATGATTGCTGTTGCCGGCGGTGTCCATGATCGAGCCAGTACTGCTGATGTTGCCGTTCACCGTCAGCGCGCCCCTGATGCTCACCGGCCCGGTCAACTGGATGCTGGCCGCGGTCACGCTCACCGCGCCGGGGTCGATGACTACCTGGGTGCCACCGACCTTTATCGTGGCGCTGCCGGCGGGCAGTAGCAGGTCATAGCGGTGCGCCTGCCAGTCGTAGCTGAGCACTGCGCCGTCGGGGAAATGCCAGCTCTCCACTTCACCGCGATTGTTCGGCGCAGCGGCCGCCGCGCCAAACAGGCCGGGCACGAAAGTGCCCATGGCCGCCATGCCGGACGGGCTGAGCAATACGCCCTGCTCGCCCAGGCTCGGCGCCCGCCAGTGCCGTGCTGCGCCGGCCGCCTGGGCGTGCCAGCGCACCCAGGCGCTGGTCCACTCGCCCGAGCGCACCCGCACTCTTGCCGCGGCAAGATCGACCGCCACCACTTCGCAGGGCATGACCAGTGCGGCCAACATGCGATCGTGCTCGGCGCTCACGTAGTCCTGGTTCATTGCAGGGCTCCCGGATCGAAATAATCGTCCTCGTGGCCGGGGCCCGTTTCGGGATCGAAGCCCAGCACGAGGCTGCCCGGCGGTTGGTCTTCCCACAGCCACTCGGTGTCGCCCAGCAGCACCGGCTGACGCCACTCGACCAACCAGACGCGGCACGCCGCCAGCGCTGGATCGTCAGATTCAGGCTGCGCCTGGATGAAGCTCACCGGCTCCAGCTCCAGCCCCCAGTTCTGCGCCCGCAGCAGCATGGCCAGCGCGGCGACATTGCGCAGCGCCAGCGCTTCGGCTTCTGCGTCGCCCGGCACCACCAGCAGGCGTGCCTGCATCTGGCAGATCAGCGCAGTCTGGCCATTGCCGGGATCCTGCCCCGGCAGCAAGCCGGCGCATTCCAGCGACAACGCCGGTAGCGTTGCCGGCACGCCCTGCAGCGGTCCGCGCAGGAAATTGCCGATCTCGCTCAGGCGCGCGCTCAGCGTCTGCTCCACGGCATCGAGCAGCAGCGCCAGGGTCAAAGGTTGTTCGGACATATCGTCTCCTTGCAGCTTCACTCTTGTCCGCGCTCGCTCGGCGGCAGTTCGCAGACACCCAGGCGCTTCGCTGCCCAGCGCTCATAAAGGCCGACGGCGATCTCCGCGCCGGCCGCCGCCGTCAGGCTGCCGATGGCCGCGGCCAGCGTCAGCGAGGCGCCGCAGGCCATGGCGAGGAACATCACCGCCATGCCACAAACAATCGACGCGCCAGAGCGCAGCGCCAGCCGCCGCAGCAGTCTCCAGCCGCCGAGGCCCGCCTTGTCGGCACGCCACATTTCACCGCTGATGCCGCCCGCAACGGCGAGCAGGATCAGCCCCCACAAAGGCACATCGGCCAGGGTCTGAGGTTCGTTGCCCATTGGCTCACCTTGGATAAAGACGCCCGCGAACGGGCGAAACCGGCAGCTATCAGCCAACCGGGGATGACTGCCGGCGGACTCGCCGGCCACCCGCCGCGACGGCGGATCAGAAAAACGCGGGCATGAAAAAGCCCGGCTCAGTGGCCGGGCTTTTCGGGGTTTCGCGTTGTGCTCCCTGGGGACGCACCTTTACAAGAATGACTACTTTGTACCCCTCGATTCCCGCAGGAACAAGGCTTATTGGGGAATGCACGGCAATAGGTGGATGACACACCTGAATGCACTGCGGAAACGAAGAAATATGAAGTCCGAAACT